TAGTGAAAGTATGAGTTTCGTTAAAGGCTGTATTGGTAAGGTTAATAGCAGCACCACCAACAGTAGCAGCTACTTTAAAGCCAGATGTATTTGAGCTAATAATGTAGTAAATACTGTTGTTAGTAAGGCCAGTAATTACTGTATTACTTGCTGGTACCGTATACTTTACAGCATCCCCATCACTAAATGTATGTGATGAAGTAATAAATTCTGACGAAGCGTTAACACCTGAGTTATTTGAGCTGCAGGTTGCAGATGTTTCAATAGCAGCTGAATTTGCAATAGCTGTTAGAACACCGTTAGCACCCGTAAAATCAACAGTATTTGCAGCACGACTAACATAAAGCTTGTTGCCATACGAAAGAAAACTAGCTGCAGTAAAGAAGGTTTCTGGGTTATGATTGGTTGGTTTCCCGAAGCGATTAACTAGATTAGTTTCGCTGCTGATTAGCACCAATTCATTAATTGGGCCCCAGCGAAACACACCAGCTAAACCACCTTCGGTAGTAGAAACTGCGGGTACAACTGTAGTCAGATCAATCTCTGATACGTTGACTCCTGGACTAACTTGAAATGGCATTTCGTTTCTCCTCAAAGGTTCTATTTATAGCAAGACTTACGTATTATTTATAAATTTAGAAACTCACATGCTCATCCACTGGTCAAATGACATATTTTCTTGCTCTAGGTCTATAATTTTTGGCTCATCAAAAGGCTCTGAAATACCTTTATCTACTAAGCCAAAGGGTAAAAGTTCTTCTTCTATTCTACTAATATTATCTTCGTATAAAGTTTTTCTTACGTTTGAGTTTACTACTTCCTTAAAGTATGTCTGATCTGTTAACCAGGAAAATAGTACACAACACATAACTAAGTCATCGTTACCCTCTTCAGCTTCATAAGAAGACCCGTTAAAGGTAAAACGGTAAAGCTCATTGATAGTATCTTCATCGTTAAGTATAAGCCTATCAGATTCTATAAGAGTCTTTAAATTAGAGCACCCTATCTTTTTAACAAGCTTGGTTGTTCTTATGCCAGGGTGACTGACACCTCCAAAACCTCCTGACATCATCACACCCTTAGACGTATGACTATATGTATAAACCATATTTTCATACTCTAGATCGAATCTTAGCATGTCAGCTACCTGCTGACCTATATCATTCGTTTCGACAAGCACCATTGCGTTGTTATAATGTTTGGCTATTCTTAAAATAACATTTGGGTATAAGAGAGGATCTAATTCTCGATTTCTATATGACGCAACATCAGTATAAGGAAACTCTGTGACGTCAAATACTTTAAATGCTGAGTAATCTCCTTCTTTACCTCTTGCCGTATCTACTGAAATACTATATAATCGATTCTGTTCGGGATGAGCGTATATCTTAAGGTGTTGATCAGAGATTAACGGCGCCTTGTAGGTAAGTGTTCTTAACTTAGCTGCGTTAATAAGAGTTGATGACGAGCCAAGGAACTCACACTCGAACTCCTGTCTGAACTGATCAAGAGACGTGTTGCGCACCATATCTTCTTTCCAAGCCTCATCTCGGCCAGGAACGTCACTCCAGTGCACGTCTATTCTCTTATAAGAGTTTCTTCCTTGTTCACTCTCTGACCAAAGCTTATAAAATAAATTAAGGCCGTTTGGTGTTGATGTTATGAGTACTTTAGTTGTTTCACCAGATGAAATGGTTGGAAATACTGAACTGAAGAATGTTTCTTGTATGTGTGATGGTACGAATGCAAACTCATCGAGGTATACAAAGTTTTGTGATGTACCTCTTATAGCTGATGATGCAGTGGAGCTTGATTGAATCTTAGATCCGTTTTCAAGCTCGACATTACCTTTATTCCATTCTACAATACCTTGCTGCATCCATTTAGGAAGATGCTCATATGCAAGTTGTATTCTACTTAGAATTTCGCGAGCTTGTTTTTCTTTGTGAGCAAGTATCGCTACTGAATAGTTTTCGTTAAATAGAACTCGGTGTAAAATTATTCCTACAACAACGGTTGTCTTACCAACCTGTCTAGGCATCTTACAGATTACAAATCTCTCTTTGTCTGCTAGGTTAATAATGTCTTTTTGATAATCATATGGTGTAAACGGAATAAGACCTCTATCGACGTTTACGATCTTAACGTAATTTTCAATAAAGTAGACTGGATCTCTTGCACACTTAATAAACTCGTTTATTTCATCACGAGTCCATTCTATCTCTACATAGCTTTTTTTGAGATTCCTGTTACCTAGGTAGGTATCATTCTGACTTGTCATTGCTCTGCTTTAATAACTTTTGTAACTCAGCTGTACTTCCAACAAATAAATTGTTATTAACAGTAGTCGGTTTGCCTGAATCGCCTTCTATGTCTTTCTTTTTCTTTGAAAGTTCTAGAAGGTCTTTGTTTGTTTCTGCTAATGTCTTTATAAGTGTGGCAACTACTTCATAGCTTCTTGGATGCTGCGACATCCCTGCCACGTCAAGAATACCATCTAGAGCCTCGCTACCCTTTTCAATAATATTAATCATATTGCCGCGAGCATATTCAAAGTCATCTTTAAAATCTGGCTCTTTGATAACAATATTGTTATTAGTTACATCAATGGGCTCTATGTTAAGAGCGTTTGCAATAGAATCACTTTGTTTCATATTAAGTTTTAACTATCACGTAACCCCAGTCATCATCTGCAGCAATCTGGCTTCTGTCAATTGTAAGTTCGGCGTTTGTAGTGGATGAACCATTTGCTAATAGCCCAGGGGTAATTGTAACCCGGCTCTCTACTGCAGTATTAGCTTCTGGCAGATCAGTATAGAAGTTTGTATTTGCCAGAGTAATAATACTCGACTTCTTAACCGGTCCAAATAAGTACCCGTGCATAACAAAGTCTAATTGCCAAATTATAGTTCTATCATCATCAATCTTACCTTCATATGTATCTGTGCAATTAACAGACTGAATTACGACCGGTATGTCGAGCTTTGCACTGAGTTCAGGTATAAGATTTAAGGTAGCTGTCCACTCAGGTGTGAAGTAGGGGAGTATTTGTTCTAATATGCGTGTTCCGTCTTCAGCATTCTTTACCATTGCATAAAGAGAAAAGGTAAAATCATACGGTACAGGATTATAAACATACTTCAATCTAGAGTCATTAGAAGTATCTTTAGTTACAAATCCCTTGTTGATGGTAGAAAGCTTTCTTGAAGGTGAATAATTTATAGCTTTCATCTCAAAAGACATTCTTGGTAATACTATTGCGGCAGGATTATTAAGACCCGGATCTGCTGCAAGTCTTGCAAGAGTCTTTTGTTTTGGACCGTAGGTAATAGGTACCTTAAGATTACCATAAACCGTGCCGTCCGCTTTATCTCTCGTAATGTAGATATCATTAAACAACGTACCAAAATAGGTAACATATTTTCTGATAGTTCTGTGATAAAACGATTGTGCAAACATTAAATGAAGCCCTCACTGAATGGGTCTTTTTCAGAGAAGTCTATAAACGAGTCAGACTCTGTTTGAATAGCACTGCTATCATCTATAACCTTAGTGCCGATATCGCCCTCAGTATACAATCTGGCACCTGATTGAGTAGTTAGTGTGTAGATATCATTCTCTAGTGCAATTTCATATGATGCAACATTTGAGGTGTAGATTCTATAATCGTTATATCTGTTATCGATTATATCAATACCTGTGCTAAACTTCTCACCACTATATTCAAATAGCTCACACTTTATATCAAACGTTTGTAAGGCGCCTAGCTGATAAAAGATGGCTTCGTGCTCGACAAACTTAATTTCAAATATCTTATTATTAAGAGGGAAGTATATTAAATCACCTTCACGAGGTCTTTCAAGAGATATTGGTGTTCCTATCTCTTCAAAGAACGTTCTACGTGCCATTGTAAATGTTACTGTATCACGTATTTGAAGATTAAACTTTGAAAGAAAATCACCATCACCGCCGAAACCATCAACATTCTTTATATACATCTCTATTTCAAAAGTATCCTTAAACTCAGAAATAGCATCTTCCGCGTAGATTGTATCGTAATTTAATTTTGTTCTTGGAAGGTAAAATAAATCATGACCGTAGATGCGGATAGATTCAACCACTAAATTTTCAATTAGAAGTTGTTCTTGACTGCTTTGGAAATTATTGAAATAAAAATTGGTGCTAATTTGTATGCCTCTTTTTTTTAGGCAATCATATCCATTACCGGCAAGCTATACGAGGAAATCATTTCTTGCTCTAGCTTTTCGATAGCTTGAAGGCA